TTTGTTCACTTAAAAAAGAACTAGGCGCCCAGTCATTATACTTATTCCTTTCATTATTTCTTGCAATAATGTTTTCTAATAGATTTATAATTTTTTCCGTTTCCATTTTTTATTTATTTAGTTATTACTTTTTTTAAAATCTTCTGCTTCATCTTCTCCAAATACTCCAAGTTCATAGAAGCCAGTCAGCTTTAATACTGCTCGACTCATAGCACGTTTCTCAGCCATTTCCATTACATACCAACTGTTACAATTAGAATCCTTAAAAGATGTTCCTTTTAATGCTGATCCGAATGTTTGTATAAAAGCACCTTCTTTTCTTGCGTTGGCTTTAACTACACAAAAATCTTTTTGGCAATTAATAACATCATAGTCAATATGTATTTTTTCTAAGGCTTGAATTTTATCAATGCCACTTCTTGTAATGATAATGTAGTGCTGGTGCTTAAAGACATCATCTTTAGTTAAGTTATATTTAAGGTAGCGTTCCTTCAAAAGTTCTGTTTTCATTTCTTTGCTATGTATTTAGTTAGTTGTTTTTTTATATACTTCAAATGTTCTGTATCGATCCATTCTAGGAAGCTGTAAGAGTCAAAACAGATTTGAAAGTCTTGACCATATTCATCAGTTCCTCTTAAGTAGACTTCGTTTTCGTGTGCTTGGAATGTATTAATATCATTCATTCTCTTGTGTATTAGTTCTTTGTTCTCCATTATATTAAATTTATTAGTAAAGGTTTCTTGTTATTATAATTGTAGGCATTAAGATACTGAGGCAATAGTTCATCTTCATAATCTAAACTAATTTGCCAACCTTCTTCTTTAAGTTTTTTAGAAAAGAAATTATAGAGTTGTAATTCAGTTCCAACTACTCTAACATCAGGATCATTTTTTAAACTCCAATATTCACATATAACTTTTACATTGTCTAATGGTTTCTTTGACCAATAACTTATTTGAGGTTCGTTGAACCACTCTTGATATTCAGCGTCTTTTATATCCATTTCATTACAATTTCAGTTACTAAAACAATTATTGCTAATCCTAAACAACTAAAAGCAATTATTTCTAATGCACTTTCAACTGGTTTTTTAATTTCGCTAACTGCATAATCATTAAATTCATTATTGTATTTAATTCTGCTAGTCTCAGCATCATACTGACATTGGAAGAATCTTTTTAATTCTTTCGAGTTAAATACTTGTTCTTGTCTTGTTGTTCTGTTAATTACTCTAAATTTTGACATATTCTTTTTGTTTTGATTAGTATGATGCAAACATAAAGCAAATAATTGAATTAACAACTTTATAAACAGAATTATTTACAAAGTTATTAACAAAAGTAAAGTTAAGAAGTTTAAAGTGATATAAGGATAACTACTAATATAAGTAGTATGTAAAGCACAAAAATTCGTGTAGAAGTGTCTATACGCATTATAAAGGCATTAAAAGATTTATTGGTAGTGTACCATTGTTTAGTACTACTGAGCATCCTATGGCTTGTTTCTTAAAGTTTTTAGCATATGCAGCAGCGTAAGTGGTACTGTCTACACCACAACCTACTTGCATTCCGAAGACTCTATACTTCTTGCCACAAAACCACTGTACATAAGCTAAGGTATGAGTATGACCACAAACAGAAGACATCAGGTTATTTTTGGCTTTTGATGCACTTTGCCCTCCTTCACCGTGTTCGTAAAGTACGTCATCATATACTACTGATTCGACCCAATTCCAATTTGGTGTTCCTAAAACTTCATTATAAGACTTAATCCAAGCCTTTGGAATTCCTCCAGAAAAGCTCTTTCTAGCAGCAAGGCGATCGTGATTTCCAATCATTACGTCTGCAAACTCAAAAGCACTATACCATTTAGCAACTTTTTCAATAGTCTTGTCAAGTTCTAAACCTGCTGACATTCCGTCTGGATCTGGCTCGTGGTAGCTAAAGGCGTGATTATCAAGTATATCGCCAATAAAAATTACTTGATTACAGTTAAAGGTTTCGTACTGTTCTTGACACCATTCGAGATAACCGTCTAAACAGAACGGCTCGTGCAAGTCTCCTATGACTAGAATGTTTCTAGTTTCGGTTTCTCTTAATTTCTGTAGAGCAGCTATCTCGTGGGGCTTTAATCTAAAACGATTATTTTCTTTTTGCGACATCAGCAATACCTTGCCCTAAAATTAAAACGAGAATAGCGTGATACAAATCCGTAGCAGTAGTTTCATCTACTCCTAAATAAGTAACTATTGCTGGTACTACTACTGCTGATATTGCGTACCAAAATTTCTTGCTTTTAAGCATTGCTGAGATTAACCATTTTTTCATTTTATTTATTTTTAATTATTAAATTAATATTTGTGCCGCCTAAATTAACTATTTCCTTCATTAACAAGTCCATAGCTAAAACAGAGTTATGAACAAAGTCTTGTTTACGACCTATTCCTACTAGGATGCAGCCTCTTGAATCTTTAGCACTATTACCACGATGGAATAATATGTAAGACCTGTCTTTAACATCTTCTACCAGTAAGTGAAGATAGTCTCTTGATGCTGATTCTCTTGCTAGTCTCATTCTTACTTTGTAGTTACCTGCTGGAATACTACTTATACTTCTTTGATTATTTTTATATGGAAGCTCTAAAGTATCGCACATCCATTCGCCGTTAATAAATAACTTTCCAATAGTAGATTCTTTTGTAAAAGTATCTCTAATGATAAGTAAATTAACGCCCTTGACCTCGATACTTTTTTTTATATCCATTTTGAGATTTTGAAGCATTTTTAGAATGTACTCCTTTACGCTTTTTACTATTTGATTTAATAGTTTCAATTACCTTATTTCTTGCCATCTCGTTCCTTCTTTTGAAAATACCACTTATCAGCAGTATAAATAATAGAAATAACTAAAAGAATAATTTTTAAAACTACCTCAATGTTTGAGAATGTTGCTACACTTAGTATTGTTGTGTTTAATATCACTACATCCCCAACTTCTTTTGCTAATTGTTTTAGTGCCATCTTTTAGATATGATTTTAATTTAATTTTATTCTTTTCTTTTACTTTATAGTTTCTTTTCATTAATCTGAAGCATTTAAAAAGTTTCTTAATGTTAGCCTAGTTCCTTGCTGGCTTGGTCTTTCAAGATTCATATTTGAGTAGAATGAGTTTCTATCTGGTGTTACATCAGCTCCTGTATTTGTAGAATATTCAGGAAAACTTGCAGTATTGTTTCTAATATAGTCTATCATTCTTTCCATATAGTACTCCGCAGTGTTAAGAACTTCATTTCTAAGGTGTTGTGCTTCTTCCGAAGTTAAAGCAATTCCATTTTCTGATGTCTTAGAATAGATATTGCCGTTTTCGATTTTAAAGCGAAGGAATGGAAGAGCCATATAAAGAGCGAACGATGGTAACATTTCTGCAATATAATCGTTTAGAAGTGTTGCATAAGCTTCATTACCTACATTATTTACAGTTCCAGCTACAATTAAATCTTTAATTTTATCGGTTAAATTTGTGCCTAACTTAGTTTCTACATAAAGCTTTTGACTTTGCTTGATATACGGTAGTAAGAGTGCAGGATCTACATTAAGCCCTATTGTTGTTGAGTCTTTTAGTCGTTCTTCTGATATAAATAATACGTAAGCCATAATTATCTAGGTTTTAAAAATCCGTTATTCTTCATTCTTTTTGGTGCTTTTGCAACTAGTCCACTATTTCTTCTTAAAGTAAAACCTTCACTAATAGCTTTTACATCTGATATTATTTGACTGCTTTTAATATTTGACTTTGCATTTCTTAGTGATGACTTGTAGACGATTCTTCTGAAGTAATGATGACAATTACCACCTCCTTTAAAAAGCCATATTGAGTAAGTTGCACTTTTTCCTTTAGGACCCCATCCTTTATTTACAGGCTTATCTGTTAAAGCTAATAAATCTTCCTTTCTGTAAACTTTTTTAGCCGACATCATTAATTTGCAAAAATCTCTTGTTTCACCTTCTTGACTTAATGCATTGTCTTTCGTGTACATATATCGCACTTTGTAGTAGTCATTATAGTCTTTATTAACTCCATCTTGTACACTTCTTGAATTAGGTCTAGCAGTTCCAGTAGATGCTAATTCTGTCTTACCATTAGCAATATTATTAAGTTCTGCTTCGAAGTCAAAATCTTCGTGTTCATCATTTGCATTTTCTTCATCTACTATTTCCCAATCTTCTGGCATATCTTCACCAAACTCTTCAATAAACTTTGATAGTTCAGTTGCTTCTTTATGCCCTTCACAAGCCATATAAGCCGTTCTACCGTCATATTCGTGTTCGTGATACCCTTCGCACCCTAAAGTCTTTGCGTGAGCCTCAGCCTCTTCTATTGAGCTAAAAACAGGCTTTCCATCTATCATACCAACTTTGCTAAAATCTTCTCTAATTTCTACATCTTCCTTTAAGGGAGCTAAGCCAAGTTCCTCACGTATTTCATCTTGAGTCATCACTGCAGCAAGATCTTGATTCGTAAATCTTGTAGTAATTGGCTTAAGCTGCTCAAATCTTACTGGCATATCCATATTATTAACTGTAAAGATTTTCCTTAATACCTTTATGATATGAGATTGGTACGGTTTGCAGACAGTATTAATAAAGTAATTTGAAGCACTATTCAACTCGTCTGCATTATTTCCAAGTCCACTATCTGACTTTATGCCCATCAGCATCGGACTTGTTACTCTGTGGCCTGTAAGAATGTTTTGAACTAAAAGCTCTTGAAGTGCTAAAAATTGTTTATCAAGCGAATCAGGAGTTATTGCCGTTATCTCAGGAGTTCTTGTTTTATCATCTGAGAAAGTCAAAACAAACTTTCCTGCATTGTCTGCTCCTGTGAACTTAGCTGCTAGACTTTGTTCTATTTGGAAACGCTCTTCCTGACTTGGAACTCCATTTGCGAAACTAATGAGAAAGCTTCCTGTAAACCCATTAGAGATATTATTTAAATGAAACTCAGCTACTCTTTGGTCTACTAAAGCCCAGTTATTTGCAGCTACATAGTCAGGTGTGTAATACGAATTCATATTAGGACTATAAAGACCTGTATAAAGAATTTGATTTGCTGAAGTCCTGTCGTTAGTGTTAAATGTAGGGACTCTATAAGGTTTGTTCATTCTTGTATTTGACCAATCTGAAGAAACATAATAAGCTTCTACTTTCCCTAATTCGTTTGGTTTTTCAGCTCTAATTTTATCAACTCCTATGTGGTAAATTTCAGCAATTTGA